CAGATGTATCCGCTATGAAATAAAACAGATTCTAAGCGATAAAAAGAGAAAAATGAAATGCATTCTTGATGTTGAGGAGTATAAGGTCTAATGATACACATCACTCAGAAGGAATTAATGAAAAAATTACGCAGCAATCCGCTTGAATGTGAATGCTACTATGAAGATGTAGGAAAAAACAAGGCAGGCGATTATATTTTTCTTCGTCGTCTTGACGACCGTATCATTTATGCCGATAACCAAAAAAATGTATGTTTCAATCGGATTGAGTTAACGGTGTACTGCAGGGCAGTTGCCGACCGTAATGAAATATGCAGATTTATAAGCGGCACGTTCGATGTACCGTTTACCTATGGACGAAGCGGGGATATTTTTACTGCTTCTGCAGTATTGAGAATGATCGTGAGTGACTGGAATGATTAATGATTTTGAAGTGGAAATCGATTTAAGCGATTTTTTAAAGGCACTTGCAGAGGAAGGCAAAAAAGAACTTCAGGAACGCAGTCCTAAAAGAAGCGGGGGCGGAAGCTATGCAAAGGGATGGGCTTATAAAAAAGTCAGGAACGGATTCATAATCTACAACAAAAAGCATGCACCGCTTACCCATCTGCTTGAAAACGGGCATCTGTCTAAAAAGCTGAACTGGGTAAAAGGACAGGCTCATGTAAGACCGATGGAACAAAAACTAGAGGCCAGTATTAAAAACAAAGCAAAACTTATCAAAATCATCGCTAAATAGAAAGGACATGAAATGGAAAAAAAGATTATATATGGAAATGACAATTTTGGCTATGCGCTGATCGATACTTCTGAAGAAACACCGAAATTCTCAGCGCCTGTAATGCTTCCGGGTATGATTTCCTCAAAAATAGAGGTTGAGGAATCATCAACGAAGATTGCTGCTGACAATACGACCTTTGCAATCATTGCAGGTGCAAAGGTCAGAAGTGCAGAGGCTGCCGTTACATACATCCCGGTACAGTATTACACTGAATGTCTGGGATATATTGAAAATGCAAGCGGGATGATCACCGATACAGGGAAGAAAAAAGCACACTGCTTCTTTTTCACTTCTACCGAAATGGATGCAGTTACTGGAGAGGAAACTCAGACACTGCATTATATCTATGATGTAACTGCTTCAGAACCGGCACTGGAAACGTCAACCGTAGAAGACGAAGTAGAGGCCGCTGAACTTACAATCACTTACGAATCAAAAAAATCTGATTTTGTTAAAGATGATGAAGGCAAACTTGTAGGGTATGGACGGATTACAAGAACAGAACAGAATAAAACGTGGTTTGATACTTTTAAAACAAAAGTACTCCTTCCAACAGATAAGGTGAGTGGATAGGTATGAAAATATTTAAATATGACTACACTCCTGAAAAGATTGCTGTCGACAGAAATACGGGAGAGCCGAGAATAATTCGAGGAAAACCTATGAAGTTGTTTTTTTCTATGACACACGAGGGACATCGGATATTCGAGGAACTCTATGAAAAACCGCTTCTTATTGCGCTTTCAGGAGAAGATATTAAAAACCGAAAAGAAAAAGATATCGTAAGGTTTATGCTTGATAAGCGTTTTATTTTATGCCTGGCAAGCGCAAGCTATCTGAAATGCAGAAACGGTGAATTCTGCAACAGCAATATGAATGCTGATGAATTTATTAAAATCGAAGGTATTAAAAACATTGCAAACGATTTTGATTTTGTCAGCGGTCTTATTGGAATGGTTTTCGATACTGTTCCTAAAGAAAACAGAAAAAAAAGCCCCGCAAACCGGCGGCAGAAAAATAAAAAAAAATTCTAAGCTACAGTTATGTCACTGCCCTTCTGGTAAAACTGAGAATTGATTTAAAATGGGCAGATGTACAGACGTGGCGGACATTATTTGATCTGATGGAGTCGATAAATACTCTTTCAGGTGACAGCAGGACAAAACGAAGGAAAGCAACCCCAAGTGAGGTTGCTTCTTTTGTTAGAAAGGAGGATACATGTCAGGCGGAACAAAAATAACCGGTCTTACCGTTGAAATATACGGCGACGATAAGGAGTTTCAGGATACAGTAGCCGGAACAAAAGAAGCATTGAAGCAGCTTGAGCAGGAATCGATTTCCTTGAATAAGCATCTTAAGTTTGATCCAAAAAATGTTGAAAAACTTAATC